GAGGGACTTTTAGATTTGTATCAACATCTAATGTTATATGATTATGTACATGATAATTATTTGTTGTCGAAATAAAATATAGAACATCCTTATGTGTAGGACATCTCTCATCTCTTTTCTCAATGTGGGTGAATGTTGGATACATCTCTGCAAATCTACCACCAACAAAACCCGGACCAAATAAAGAAATCATCTATTCAAATACCAATTAATAGTATGTTGTAGACCTGTATCAAAATTCATGATCGGTTTCCACCCAGTTTTGTTATACAACTTAGTATAACTCATGGCATATCTTTTATCAACTCCCGGTCTTGCATCCGACACACCTATCAACTTGTGTGATTTACCTAGAATATTAAGTATTTTTTTGACTACAGTTTCTACATCAAGTTCACAACCACCACCAATGTTATAAGTATCATTCATAATACCCTGCTCCTCTAACATCCATATAGCACGACAGTGATCTTCAACATACAACCAGTCACGTATCAACTTTCCTTCACTATGCATATAAGTTTTCTTACCTCTCATAGCGTTTCTGATGGTAAGGGGAATGAGTTTCTCTCGATGTTGATGTGGTCCGTAATTATTTGAACAGTTTGTTATAAGGTAAGGAAGTTTGTATGTATTATGCCATGCCTTTACAAAGTAATCTGATGCTGCTTTACTAGCAGAGTATGGATTTCTTGGATCATATGGTGTGGTCTCTGTAAATATGTCTTCATCATCGTAATCTAAAGAACCATACACTTCATCAGTAGATACATGATGAAATTTTTCTACTCCCACCTCTAGTGAAGCATTCATCAAATTGATAGTGCCTATCACATTTGATTCTAGAAATGGTTTATAATTTTTGATCGAATTATCTACATGACTCTCAGCAGCAAAATGAAATACTTTGTTTGGTTTGTATGTTTTGAAGATATGATTGACATGTTTTTCATTTGCAATGTCACACCATACAAATGTAGTCTTGGTATCTTTTTTAATAAAGTTTATATCAGAAGCATATGATAAAGAATCTATGACAACAATCTCATCATCACATACTCTCTGAATATAATTTACAAAATTACTTCCTATAAAACCGGCACCACCAGTAATCAGTATCATTATTCAGTCCCGTATTCGTTCATGCACATGTATGTAGTTTCTCTATCAATACGACCGTAGTCATCTTCAAGTCTTATAATATCATCTTCTCTACATATGCCAAGTTGTGTTTCAATAATCATCAAACCATCAGGTCCACCTTTTGCACGGTGCTTCATCTCTAGATTAATATGAAAAGTATCTCCAACTTTACATTCAGTTTCCACTCTGTTTTGTGTGACAATACCACTACCTTGAATTACAACCCAGTCTTCTGTTCTATGATTGTGATACTGTAATGATAATCTCTGGTTAGGATTGAACCAAAGTCTTTTTACTTTATAATTTTTGTCCTCGACGATGGTTTCATACCACCCCCAAGGACGTTCTCTTCTAACGATCATTATTTTGATTGTACAAGTGCCCAGTCTCGATCAAATAAGTCAAGACCTTTATCAGTGAGTATATGATTATACATCTTCTCAAAAATACTTGGTGGCATTGTACATATGTTTGCTCCGTTGAGAAAAGAGTCTGACACATGTTGGACACTTCGTATTGATGCAGAAAGGACCTGTGTTTGAGATCCATGCATACGATATATACTCGCTATCTGATTTATAAGACCAATACCATTGACAGATTGATCATCCAATCTACCCACAAAAGGAGAAACATATGCTGCTCCTGCTTTTGATGCTAGTATTGCCTGTGCTGCTGAGAAAACAAGAGTAACATTCACTTTGATTCCATCGAGAGCGAGTGATCTACATGTCCTTAGACCATCAGGTGATAAAGGAACTTTGATTGTGGTAGGATTGACGCTAAGTTTTTTACTTTGAAATGCATACTTGCTATGCAGTCTTCTACCCTCCTCTGTCATAGTCTTCTCATCACCAACAACTTCCATGCTAATGTCACGAACACCATAGTCTGCTAGTTCTTGGTAAACATCCTCTGGGTCTCTACCACTCTTGCGGATAAGAGTAGGGTTTGTAGTAACACCGTCAATAAGACCGGTTCCATAATACTTCTTTATTAATTCTGTATCTGCTGTATCTAAAAAGATTTTCATGCGTCAAAATACTCCTTTAGAATTGTGATTTGTTCATGGTATCTAGATATTTCATTCAACTCTGTTTCAATAGCACCCATAACATCAGGATGCTCACCGATACCAGTGGGATATGTAAAATATATTTCTACATTTGCTTTGTGTTTTGCTATCTGTCCTTCTGCATGCTTGATGAGATTGTTGACGAGACTGTCTCGTAGATGAATCATAATACATTATAAACTACATATAGTATATAATACATAAATAAAATTGTCAATATACAAGTTTAATTCAGGAGAATTACCCTATGGCATTAACAAAAAATTCTGAGATTGATAGAATAATCATCAGAAAACCATATAATACACTTCGCTTGAGAACAAAAGATACAATAGTTGAAAATGGTACAGAAGTGACACGAGTTTTTACTCATACAACAATAAATGCTGGATCAGTTGATGGAAGTGGCAATTGGATAGATACTGATGTGTCTCAATACGGTACAGAGATTCAAAATATTGCTACAGCGATATGGACTGATGCTATCAAAACTGCATATAAAGAATATCTAGAAACTGTTGCAAATCTATAATTACATATAAGTACATTTGTACTTACCCTACGCAAGTAGGGTTTTTTTTTGTCATTACAAAGTCCATACCCAAAATATTTTATCTTTTGATATACCTACTCTCCTATTATGTCCATGACTATTAAGTTCTGGTGTTGTTTTTATTATATTTCCATCATGTTTTGGAATGAATTGGCACTCAACAACCTTATGCTTACTATGTAACCATTCTACAATTCTATCCTTATCATATGGTAGTCCATTATTTTTATCAAGATATTTCCATACAGATATAGAGTTACAATAAGATAACATGATGCAACCCGGTTTTGCTATCCTATATATCTCATTTAAAAATGTACGATCACCAAAGATCCATAAATGAGAACCTAAACAGATTATACGATCAGCTACATTATCTTTTAACTGGGTGCATCTCATATCATTTAAAAGATTTACATGAGGATAAGGGTTTTTATCTAAATTGATTAAGTTTTTTATACCACGACCTTCAAACAGACCACAACCTGATCCCATATCAACTACACACTCAGCATCTTTCAAGTTATATTCATTGTAAATTTTCTGGACGACTGGATCTTCTAAAAATCTCTTATCTACCATCTCTTGAATTTCATTTACAGAATAAAAATTCATAAGTTCAACGAACTTCTGTCCTGTTTTATTTTTAAACTTATGTTTTTTTCTATTAGGGTCTAAAAATTTTTGTATATTTTTAGACCTCTCATTCGCCTCTAAAGTAAACTTCTTTAATAAAAATGCTGAGAGTGTAGGTGATATTTGACCATCTCCACCTTGTAATGTAGCGTTACCTTTAACTTGTCCACCAACGTCTAGTTCAATAGTATTTTCAGTCAAACTACCTTTAGTATGTCCACCACCAGTAACACCTAAAGCACCGTTAGCATTGATATTACTCGGCATATTTTAAGACTAATAATTATTGGATATTATATATAGTGATAGCAAATAATCGGTAATTTCATGAAGAAGTACTTACCACTTATATTATTAGCAGGATTTGGTTCTCCTGTATTTGCAGACATCACGCACAAGATGCAGTCTAGTATACAATTGCAGACTAATGCTGCAGCAACACAAGTTTCAAGAATCGGATCCACATACTCTGTCTCCGGATCAGGTGTTTCTACAGATGTAGGTGGCGGTGGATCTCCCGACCTAAACGTCGGTGGTCTTGGTTCACTCACAGATGGAGTAGGACAAGGTTCTATTGCTACAGCGACTCACACTGCAGGCACAGCGTTCTCATTCTCTCAATCATTTATTGAAGGTGACGCTATACAAACTACTGCTCCATCTTTAGGTGCTATCAGTGCATATTCAGATCAGACATCTACTGGTGTAGGTACTGGTACTGGTACAGGTACTGTAACATCAGCACATGCTATAACAGCAGTTGGTGGCGGAAGTGGTACAGTAACTACAGGTCAATTCGTAACAGAATTAGTAATCGACTAAATTATGATAAGAAGACTTCCCTTCTTATTACTTCTAGCACTAGCAAATCCTGCTAGTGCTGTCCCTGTGGTACCTAATTTTACTCAGGGATCAATGACCTCACACACGGAAACGACTTCCACCGTGACTGAGACCATTAATTCAATGGATTATAACACTGGGTATCAATACTCGGTATCGGGTGTTAATGTACAGCACGATGGTTCTGGTATAACGCCGGATACTGGAACTCAATCTATAACAAATAACGGTGTGACTTCAACATGGACAGACTTGAACACTTCACAAAAACCAAATTGGACACTAACAACTCCGGGAGCAGCGTTTCAATTCACGGAGACATACAAAGCCCCCGGTCTTTCGACTCATACTATAATACAAAGAACCACCACAATCCAAAGCGTAACCGATACAACAAGTATATTCAGTCAATAATTGCAACTCTTAGTGCTATAACAATACCTTATACTATAACTCCATCCTATGCTACTGATGTAGGAGGAGTCAGTGCGACAGCAAATCCCGTCGCCAACTCTAGTGGGTCAGTAACCAATCAGGCAATACAGGTTTTACAAGGTCCGTATATGACTAACACCTTTGGTGATGGTATATCTTGTCAAGTTCCCACCGCCAATATTACTCCATACGCCACCAGAACAGGATCATGGACCGATCCTTACGAAGATTATTGGTTAGATCCCGTGTACAACAGTCTAGACGCCAATGATGATGGTGTGCCAGACAATCCGGGAGAAATTTTATTCTATAAACCAGTTAGAACTGGACAGAAATCAAATCAAAATATTAATCTAGGGTTCTCCGCAACGATTAGTTTCTCATTAGATAAAAAAGCAAGAGAGTTATGTAAAGAAGCAGCAACCTTACATAATGAATACCGTGCACAGTTGACTGCAAATAAAAGGTTGGACTTTGAACTTGCTCGACTCAAGAATTGTGGAGAACTTATGAAATCTGGAATCACCTTCCATCCAAAATCACCTTATGCTAGTATATGTGCTGATGTAGTAGTAAACAATGTGAATACAATAAAAAATCACACACACTCTATACCACAAAAGGTATCAAACAATGCTAATGCTTTGCAAGAAGTTTCTATAGGTAATAATTAATATTTCTTATATCTATTAACAGTACTTTTTTTAGGAAGTTTGAAGGGGAACAACCCTTTCTTTTCTCTATATCTATTCGTTGCGATCTCACTCCTTGATAGTCTAGGAGGTTCTTTACCAAATGCCCTCTTAATTTTTTTTGCAAGTTGTTTGATTATCGGTTTGACAACTCTTAATATTAATGGAGTTGCTGCTGCAGCACCAGTTGCTATCACGGCAATAGCAGTTGTTGTGCTTACCTCGGAGGGAGAAGGTAGATACTCTTCAACCCAAGTTGGAGGTGCTTCTTCGGTGGTGATAACCTCTTCATTTTTAGTTGTCTTTGGTATCTCAGGTATTGGAGGAGTTTCAAGGGTCGGTTGCTCCGTGTTTGCTACTGGTGGAGGTGGTGCCTCCTCAATGATTATCAAATCCTCTGGTGTATATTCGATAGGATCGAACGATGGAGTCTGAGCATCACAAAAAACTTGAGTCCCGTCTGGATCATCATCCTTCAGAACTCTATTCTTCTTACCATCTTTATGTGCCTCTACACACCCCGGCACATTTATGACAGGAACACCAATGTAGATAGTATCTGTAATCGATGGCACCTTTGGGATTGACACATGAGGAGAGTTGATCCATGTGTGTGGCACAGATGGTATCGCCAGTCCTTGAACTTCAATCTCAGATATTTCCATAAACAAGAGTCATCGCCTGTTGCAATTCTTTAGCATGATTTAATTCATCCTGTGCAATCTCAGCGATCTTTTCGTCAAGAGGATGATATGCAAAATATTTAGTATATGTTTCATAAGCATGCTTCTCTATCTTCATGTTGATGTCATAAGCGTCCATAGGATCAACGAGATAGTAAACAACCATGATCCAATAATAAAGTAGAACAAGATGCTTGGCAAAGAACCTATCGATCCAATGCTTATTACCTTCCCTAAGTTCCATCTCTTCCAAATGTTCTGTTTCATTTAATGCTTGGTAAAAATGTTCCTTCATTAAGAATACATGTTCCTCACCTCGAAGTCCAAGACTTTCACGAAAGTGTAACACACTAATGAAAGCAAAGTAAGGTGCTCTGGCGATCACTTCAAGAACCCAGAACCTCTGGAAATCTCTACCTCTGTAGAGGAAGTCTAAGATATAGATTGTGGTATCTAAGACAAATGTGTTTAGTTTTTTCATATAAGTATTTATGCTTACATAAATGATATTCCTTATTATTGGGTCAATCCATACAATGCAAATTTTCTTCTTTGCTTATTTCTTGGTTTACCATCTCTCTTATACAAATGTATAAGGGAGGTGACTGATGATGTTCTTTTTTTTCCACACGCCTCATTACATTCTTCTATGCATCTATTTTCAAAATTAGTTTTCATTTCATCTTTTTTTGAAGAATATTTTTTTATTCC